ATTAGTTTCCCTTGTAGTCGTGATGGCTCCAAGCGTTGTTAGACCCAACCGGCCTCCCGGAAAGGAGCGTCGTCCACCACCTGATGGTTTGCCCACTGGTGCATGTACGACGTTCTTTCTTTTCGGGAAGTGCAGGTACGGAGATGCGTGTAAGTATACGCACATCAAGGGGCCCAAGCCGTCTGCTGGGGCCCTTGCGGGTCCGTCCGCAACACAAGGTGCTGGTGAGCAGCGCCTGCAGGGTGGCAAAAGGGGAAAGGAAGATCCCCCTTCGGTTCCTGAGCCGAAGAAACTGACACCCCAAGAGGAAGCCGAAAAACAGAAGGATGAGATCCGTGAAGCCGTTGCCAAGGCATTACTCACGGAGAAGATCTCTTATTCTGTCCAGTCAGGTACTGGTTATGCTACAAGAGTGGGTAATCTCATACAGCGTTTGCAGCGCTTTGAGACTAACCTGTTCCTGTCTGAGTCCACGCAAGCAACCCTGAAGCGTGTTTACCCTCATGTGCAATTTGTCCCTAAGACTCAAGGGGAAGTGCGATTGCATGACCATCCCATATTGAATATGGAACGTGAGATGGCTGAGGATTATGCCCTTGACTATGCCCTTCGTCTGCGCCGTTCTCTTGGTGCTACCGGGCTTGTTGTGGATGTAGGAGGTAACCCGACCAGACACGCCCGTGAGGGTCGTAAGGAGGTCCATAGTTGTAATCCTATACTTGACAGTGCTGATGTTGTTCGTTCCCTCAACCATGGCATGTCACCAAACACATGTTCCCACCTTGCAGAGGAGTGTGTTTGTGTTCGCGTTCCTTCTGTCTACATCTCTATCGACTCCATTTACTATTTGGATGTCGACACAATTGCTAGGTTGTGTTTGAGGGCTGAGACGAAAACGCTTGTGGCTGTGTGCCACGAGTTCCCAGATGCTTATGGGAGCTTTGCAGATGGAGAGGCTAAGTACCAACAGTTGACCGAAAACACCGTTATGATGCAGGTGAACGGCAACAGTCATGTGTACAAGCACTCCAATCTTGCCTGGATGAGGGCCAATAGCTCTCCGGTTGTTGATGCGAACGGTGTTCGCCTTGGCACTCTTTGCTGGTCCAGGCTTGGTGGTCAACCTTACCATTCGGTGTATGCATTTACTTTTACACCCCGTTTGGTGGAGGCTTCCGTGAGTGCGGAGGTCTCCTTCTCTTCTGCTCTACTTGACCCGTCACATTACGGACCTGTCAGTATGAGCGCTTTGAATGAGAAAGGTAAGATTTCGGTGGCTGGAGACCACCTGAGCATTCCAGATGTGAAGGTCTGGTCCTGGGGATCGTTCGTGTTTGTTTACCGGACGTCCGCCAGAATAGACATAATGGTTCCCAAGGGTCTTGTGTCTGAATGCGCCGTGCGGTGTTCTGGGTTGATCAGGTCTCCTGACAATCATCGCACGTTGATGGCATGGGCAAAGTTTAAGGCCCCTGCTTATAATATACCTCCCCACATGTTGTCCTCCTGCTTGTTTGCCGCTGCTACATTGGCATTTGTGCAGGACCTGTCCTTTGAGACAGGTATTCTCCATGGTCTGATAAAGCCTGTTCAGGGGCTTATTGACAGCCACGAGAAGGCCCTTGGACGTAAGTTCAATTGGGTTTGGACTGGCCCAGAAGTTGCTGCTGCCCTTGTTACATTGGGCGTGTCTACTGCTGGAGTGGGTACCGCGGCGCACCTGTTGGGTGCGGCAATCGGTACGGTGTCAGGCCTAGGCCTGGCTGCAGCTGGTGTTGCTGCAGCGGCAGCAGGAATTGCTGCTTCACGTTTTACTAAGTCAGCTGATCCTTTTGCTGACTATCGCGCCAGTCGCGCCTCATGTGCCCCCCGTACCGCGGTAATTCCTCTTCAACGAGGAACACAACTGCCAGCTACGGATCCGGTAAAAACAAAGGAGGAGCTTGACGCTTTGCGTATGGATCCCTCAGCCAAGGCTGAGTGTCGTGATCCTACTGCTACGAAGGAGCCTGAGAATGCTCCTCCGGTGAGACCTGGCAATGCCAGTTTGCTCTTACCGGCAATTCTTGCCAAGTCTAAAGGCGGTATTCTTCATGAGCCGGTTCCCCTTACTTGGCAGCAGGTTATGCCACTTATGCCTGCTGGAATCGTTACTTCCACATCGATTCCTATTGTTCCCTCCAATTCCTCTATGTCATCCTATTCCGCCATTCGTGAGCGTATAGTAAAATGTGGTCCTTTTGGACGAGGCGAGGTAAATGAGGAGTTGTGGGGCATTTTCAGACATTGGGTTTTTCAGAATTTACCCGAGTTTGGACTTCAGCCTGGTTGTGTGACCCGTATGAGCTTTTCTGATTGGAATGAAAATTATTCCAAAGCTCAACGGGAACAGCACATTGAGGCTCTCATGACTGTTGCCACCGAGGATGGTGTGCTTTCTAGTCGTGTTCACGATCGTGGGTTGTTTGCCAAGATCGAGTCTCTCTCTAAATCCACCATTGATGGTTGTGTCAAGCTTGCCCCGCGTGGCATTCAGTCTGGCACTGCTATTCATAATGTGGTCACTGGACGTTTTTGTAAGTCATTTTCCCGCCATTTGTCATCGGTGTGGAATGTGAATGGTCTTGGTGGGTTGATGTATACTTCTGGTGCATCAGCTGAGGACATAGGTGCTGCATTCGTGCGTGGAATGGACCTGTGCCCTGGTTTTGGGATCCTGGAAGGCGACTTTGCTCGCTTTGATTCCACTATTCACCGCTTGTTCTTAGAGCTCGAAGCAGACATCTACCGTTGGAGTGGGTGTTCTGAGCGTGAGTTCGGTGCATTCATGGGTTGTATTTTTACCCGTGGGCAAGACAAGTGGAAGAATAAGTACCAAGTTGATGGTGGCAGACATTCAGGTGATCATAACACCTCCTGCGGCAATACGTTGCTACAGGGTCTTGCCATCATGTTCGGCCTCGCTTTTCATTATGCGAGCACCCATGGTGGTGAACTGCTATCTTATCGGCAGTTGCGGGACTTACTCCATGTCACTATGCTGGTGCTTGGGGATGACAATCTTTTGATAGCACCGGAAGCGTTTTTGGCATCTCTTGGTGCTGAAGCTGCTGGCCTTGTTGAGTTGCTGAAACTCCTCGGTCTTGAGCTAGAGCCTAAACTTCATGTTGGCCCTAATGCTCGCTTCAATGCTTCCTTCTGTTCGGCACGATTCTACCCCGTTGAGGGTGGGTGTGTCCTGGCGCCTGGGATTGGGCGTGGTCTTGCCAAATCAGCTTGGTACGTTTCCCCCCCCCAGAATGTTGCTGTTGAGAGGTTGCTCCGCAGCGATGCTATGAGCAAACAGCGTGATTGCTGGTTTGTCCCTTTTCTTGGTCCCATGTGGGCCAAGAATCTTGAACTGTCGAAAGGATTTGCAGGTCAGGAGGTTTTTACTAAGGAGATGAAACGCTCAAATCTTCACAATGCACATGTTGTTAAGACACATGTGGCCAACGATGAAACTTATCGTATGGTTGAGGTTCTTTATGGCCTCACACGAGATGATGAGAAGCAATACCAAAAGCTTCTCGACTCAGTGAAGTCTTTACCTTGTATCGTCGATTATGACAAGTTTCACCGTGCTATGGTTGTAGACGGTGTTTCTGAGGATCGTCGCGACGAAGTTGTTGTGGAGGAAGAGAAGTCCTACCTCCCAACCCCTGCTCTTTCTATATTGCAGGGTTCCTACTCCCTCCTTACCGCTGCACTTTCTAAGCGGTTTGGTACTTCTGCTCCCATTACACGTGAGGAGACCAAATACAATGTGTTTGGCTCATGTGATGAGGCTCATGCAGTTGTTGCTGGGGTGTGGGATAGTTAAATAGTGTCCGACCTTGGGCTGAAATGGTTTTAACCAGAGTATCCCCAAGTGTAATGTCGCCGGTTTTCCGAAGGTTCCAAGCCCTTGTAAAGACAGAGGACACTTATGTGTTCCTTGCTCCAATATTGTGAGAGAGCAGGGAAAACCGATAGGGGAGCGCGTAGCCTTGACCCACATGGTCGCCCCGTGTGGGCTGGCGCGTAAGCCAAAACCAATTCACATTGGTTCGCTCTCTTTCTCCCGTCTGTAGTTGACTTCACGTCCTACCCCCTCTTTGTCCCTCCTCTCTGTGTTGAGTGTGGACCATGCCCAAGCCTAAATTTCAGGCCTCAAATGCCATGTTACAACGCATGGCTGCTCTCGAGAAACAACTCGGGAGAAGTCTTGTTGTTCGAGCCGCTAAGGTTAAGATTGCTAAGGTAATCGGTCAAAAGCGGAATTCGAGAAAAGCGGGCCTTCCTGCTGGACCTAGTCCAAACATGAAGGGCTCGCGTGGCCGCCTTGGCCTTGGATCCGGAATGTCTGGTGCCACGTCTCGCCGTGGTCAAACCGTACATGAGGATGAATACATTGGTGATATCAATGGTTCAGTGACATTTGCTACTTCTCAGTATAATGTCAATCCAGGCCAGGCAGCCACTTTTCCATGGGGCAGCCGTATTTCCCAGCTCTATGAAGAGTATGATTTCGAGATGCTCGAATTTTACTATAAGCGAGAGGTGTCAGAGTTTGCCACGAATGGTCAAGCGGGAAAGGTGATCCTGTCTTTTGACTATGACGCATCTGACACTGCGCCCACAACCAAGCAGCAAGTTGAGGACACCGTTCCTCATGTTGACGGGATGCCTTGTACTCCCGTCCTTGCACTTCGGATTGATTGCGCGCGTGTGCGTAAAAATCCTGCGAAGTATGTGCGCCCAGGCGCACAGCCGGCTAATACTGACATTAAGACCTATGATTGCGGTGTCTTGAGTGTCAGTACGCAAGGAAACACTAATACTTCTCTCATTGGTGAGCTTCATGTTCGCTATCGAGTGAGGTTGAGTGAGCCGGTATTGGAGTCCTCTTTGGTTCAAGGGGGCGTTGTTCATTTTAGTGGCATTACACCTACCACTCTGAACAATTTTGCAACTGCAGTTCTCCAGTCTGGCGGTACTCCCGCTCTTACTGGTATCACGGCTGCAGCTGATGTGATCACTTTTCCTGCTGGTATACCTGGTAATTATTTGGTGTACTTTGCGGTTGCTGGTTCCACATCTGCTACTGTACCAACCCTTACCCCTAGTGCGGGGGCCTCAGCCTTTAATATTACCACATATGGAGGCGTGAGGGACAGTAATGCTGGAAATGCATCTGCCATAGGTGGAGCTAATGTCCCTGTCATTGCCATGGGTACTTACACCATTGCCACAACTGGTGGGCTGGTGACTGTTACCCCTTCCACCCTCGTGGGAGGCAATGCTATGGATTTGTTCATTGTTTCTCTTCCTGCAAGCGTTCTTACTCTTGCTGAGACTGAGCAGCAAGTGATCAAACGTCTCAATGCACGGCTCCTTGAGCTTGAGACTGACAGTTTGTCCTCTTCGTCCTATCGGATGAACAGAATGTATGCCAAGCTTGTTGAGCTTGGTGTCATAGAAGAGGAGTTTGAGTCGCCTGTGACTGTCACGGACGACGATGGCGTCATTAGGGTTTCGCAAGCTCGTGATGACCATCAACCGGGGACCTCGACGTCAGCGCCCCCGCGGATCAATTCCGCGTTCTCCAAGTTGCTCGGCTTGAAGTAAGGTTACTAGGGCACCCTTCTTTTTCTTTTTCTTTTGTAGTGCAAGCGCCAACACTCTGGTGAAACAGTCCAGAGCCCGCCCCTACTAAAGACCTAGACACCAGGTTCTAAGGCCTGGCGCCCTATTGTTCTAGAATGGTTCAAAGCCTACGCTTCTGCGTCAACACCTAGAAGGTTGTTAGCATTAAAACAGGTGGTACTATGTGCGTGCCTGTGCCTAGGGATTCTGAAGAGTACCCACACCTCTGACGCGGTGTGTCGACATTCTGCAAAGTCGTCCCATGTGTGTAGTAGCGGTGTGCTAACACTGCTGCCATCCCATCACACGGTCGTGGTCTGCCCTTTATCTTTCGGTTTCTTGTGGGCATACCTTAATACATTCTCTTTTCTGGTCCCTTTTGTTGGGGAAAGCGCGAATCGACTTCGATTTGACTATCATTCTAAGCTTGTAAAGCTGTTTTTCGACGTGTGAGCTCTTCTGAGCAGGCATAGCGCCTCACGTGTTTTCAGTGTCGAGTGGTGAGTTATGTCATCGTTGCGTGTGAGAGTGTTCTATAGCCAACTCCTTTCCGGACCGTCACCCTGGTGTTTCCATGGGTGTCAACCCCCATTGCCCTACCAGCAATTGCGGAGTCCCTGCAGGAGAAGGTGGTCCCTCAGTGGGTTAATCTGAGGAGAAAAACAAGTACCTGAATTGTGCAATCAAATAGATGCATGCTGGAGTTCGCAAGAGCCAGCTATACGTAC